CTATTCCGGCTTTTTGCTCTGCTTGGCCATCTGGTTGAAAAAGACGGCCGCCCCTGCGCACAGCACGCCCTGGGTGACGGCGGCAAAGGTGCTCTGCAGCACGCTGGCGGTGTTCACCGGCCCGATGGCGGCCGCCATATACACCGCCGCCAGCACGATGCCCACCAGCCCCAGCAGCGCCGGGATGTTGCGGTCGTCGATGCGGCGGCTCTTCTTGGCCCCCATGCCCACCAGATACAGCACCGGCACCAGCACCAGCAGTTCCGGACGGATGTAGTCGTTCAATTGCATTGTGTCCTCCTTATCCGCGCTCCAGCTCGCCGCGCAGCTCGTCGATGCGGTGGTGGGCGCTTTTGCAGCTTTCCTCCAGCTTGTAGGTGCGGGCGATGACGTTGTTGTGCTGGTCCATCTTGCGCTCCAGCGCCTTCAGCCGCACCATCACATTACCATAAAATATGCCAAACGACACGGCATATACCAGCACCTGCATCCAGAATCCACTGTCAAATTCCATCCCCGCCCCCCTTTCAGCCCGGCAGGGCCAGCACCTGGCCGGGGTGGATGGTGTCTGTGACGGCCATGCCGTTGGCGGCGGCCAGCTCGCCCATGCGGCTGCCGCTGCCCAGCTGCTGGGCGGCGATGCGCCACCAGCTGTCGCCCGGCTGCACGGTGTAGGTGCGCGCTGCCGCCCCCTCGCCCGGCAGACGGATGATCTGGCCGGGATGGATCACCGTGGCCGCAGTGGCGCCGTTGGCGGCCAGCAGCTCCTGCACACGGCTTTCGCTGCCCAGCTGCCGGGCGGCGATGCGATACCAGCTGTCGCCCGGCTGCACGGTATAGGTGCGGCCCGGCTGGGGCTGCGGGTCGGGCGCGGAGGGCTCGTCCGGCTGTTTGGTCCAGCCGTTCAGGCCGCTCGCCTTGACCACCGTCAGCAGATCAGCACGCTCGATGCGGCTCAGGTCCACCGGGCCGTCGATGCCGGGCACCTGCCCGGCGCTGGTGTACTGGTGCAGGTCGCGCTGGAGCTGAGTGTCGGGCTGGGCGCGGTAGTCGGCCAGCCAGAGGGTGTATTTTTTCGCCAGGCGGGTATGGTCCAGCTTGGTGCGGAACCAGCTGGTGTTGGCGTAGATGCCCACGAAATACCCGGCGGCTTCCATCACCTCGGCCCACGCCTCGGCCTGGGCGGTGAGCTGCGCGCGGCTCAGCGCGCCCATGCGGCGGGGCTCCTCCAGATCGTAATAGACCGGCAGTTCCAGCTGTTTGCCGGCCAGCACGCGCTTGCAGAACTCGGCCTCCTCGCGCGCCTTGGCAATGGTGTCGGCCGCGGAGTAATAGTAGGCGCCCACCGGCACGCCCGCCGCCTTGAACCCGGCATAGTGCTGTTCAAAGCACTCGTCGGGGCGGCACTCGTTGGCGTCGCCCCAGCCGGTGTACCCGCAGCGCAGGATCGCGCCCTCCACCGCCGCGGCCGCCGCGCGGTAATCGACCGCCGGCTGGTATTTGGATATGTCCAGAATCATATGGTCCCTCCCGTCAGCACTTGATGATATAGTGTACATACATGGTGGCCTGCCGCACGTCGAAGGCGGTGCCGCTGCCCAGTGTGTTGGTATCCAGCCGCGCTGCGCCCGACCGCGTGCCCATCTGCAGCGTCTTGCCGGATTCGCTGCCGGTTTGGGTGCTGTCCACGATCCAGGTGCCGTTGTCCTCCAGATTCAGCTTTTCGGCGGGCAGGTTGGCGCGGGCGATCTGTTTGCTGTCGGCCCCCGCCCTGCTCGCCAGCGCGTTGGATGCGTTCGCACCCGCTGCCACCCGGCCGCGCAGATCGGGCAGCGTGAAGGTGGTGCTGCCGTTGCCCGCGCCGTAGGTGGTGCCGATGACGGCAAACAGGGCGGCGTAGGCGGTGCGGGAGACGGCGCTGCCGTCGCACAGCAGCCAGCCCGCGGGGGCGGTCTTGCCCGCGTAGGGGGCCAGCATGCCGGGCGGCACGATGCCGTCGTAGAGCTGCATGGCCTCCTTCGCGCCGAAGGGGGTGCCCTCCTGCTGGTATTCGGTCACGTCCTCGATGCCCGAGGTGCCGTCGGCGTTGGCCGTGATGCGGTATTTCCGGCCGCCGGCGGGCGGGATCTGGTCCTTGAAGGTCTTTTTCAAAACTGCACACCTCCCAGTGTCATGGCCAGCCGCGCGCGGGCGGCGGCCTGTTGTGTGAAACTCCCGTGCAGCGCGGCGCACAGGCTCTCCAGCCGGTTGAGGTCCTCCGGCCCGGGGCCCGGCTCGTTGCCCCGCCAGGTGACGAACGGCTGGGTCCCCGCCGGGCGGAAAGCGTCCTCCGTCAGCCCGCGCAGGGCGTCCTCCAGCGCGTTCAGGTCGTCCGCGTAGGCGAAGCTGGCCGCCGTGATCTGCGGCAGCGCCCCGGGCTCCGGCAGGCGGTACAGCCCGGCCGCCATCTCCTGCAGCGCGGCGATGTTGTCCGCGATGCGCAAAAAGTCCTCCGCTCCAAAGTAGTCGCCGGCGTATGCACCGTCCTCGTCATACCGCACGGCCCAGTTGGTTTTCGGCGTTTTCCACGCCATCCTTCTCTCCTCCTTCTATACCCGCAGGGTGAGGGTCTGGCGGAACCCGCCATGGAAGGTCAGCTCGGCGGCGGTGATCTGCGCGCCGCGCCCGTCCCACAGCTCGATCCAGTCGCCCGGCTCCAGCTCGGGGAACCCCCGCACCTCCAGCTTGTATTCCAGCCGCCGCATATAGAAATCCCGGATCCACTCCAGCACATCCGCCGTGTCGGCGGCGTCGAAGAGGGGGTTGTCCACCGGCAGCTGTTCGCCGCTGTCGTAGGCGCAGGCCTGCACCGGATGGGAGGTCCGCCCCAGCCGCACCCCCTTCAGCACCGCCTCGGCCGCCTTTCCCCCGGTGGCGCGGATGCGGGACACATACGCCCCGTGCTGCTGTTCCAGCGCCGTACCGGCCGCCGTGGCCGAGAGGTCCGCGAAGGGATCGTGCTCCACCCGCGCCCATTCTCCGTCTGCCTCCAGCTGCACCTTCGCCACCTCTTCGGGGGTGTCGCCGGGATCGTAGTGCCAGCCGGTCCAGCTGCCGGTGACGCACCGCAGCCGGGGCAGCATCGCGCCCTCCATCCCCTCGAAGATCTGCTCTTTTCCCAGCACAAAGTCGGTCATCCGTCCGGCCTGCACCCGGCGCATCCGGGCGCGGCGGCCCGGCAGACAGCGCTGCACCTCGATCTCGACCGCGTCGCAGTGCACGAACGCCACCCCATACCGCTCCCGCCCGGCGGCGGGAAGGAGGGTGACGCCCGGATACTGCCACCTGCCGTCCACCCGGCAGATGGCCCGCGCCTGCACCGGCGGCGCACCGGCCCAGTCGATCTCCAGGCTGTACACATTGGTGGGCGCTTCGTATTGCAGCAGCACCAGCGCCCCCGACAGCGCGCCCTCGCCATCGGCCGGCGTCAGCGCCGTCCATCCCGCCGGTTTGGTGCCGCCGCTCGCCGGCAGGAGCAGCTGCTGTTTATCCAGCCGGAAAAAGGACGGCTCAAAGGCGGCGTACACCGCGTTGCCCTCCTGCCCCAGCGTGGCGGCGTCGCTGAAGGGGGGCTGCTGCGCGCTGCTCTCGGCGGCAAATTCCGCCGGCACCGTTGTCTCGATGCACACCCGCCCATCCCGGCCGCTGAACAGCTGGGCCCGGCAGCGGTTGGCCAGCAGCTGCAGCACCTGCGCACAGCTGGCCACCGGCAGCGGCGCCGTCACCTGCACCCGCTCGAGATACGGGTCCAGATACCACTGCTCCTCCGAAAGCCCCGCCGTGCGCAGCACATCGGCGGCCAGCTCGCGGGCGTTGTGGGCCAGGCGGTAGTATTCGCCCGTCTCGTACTGCACATCGTTCAGGGCGGCCAGCGGCCCGGCGGCGGTGAACTGCGCCTCGCCCCCGTCCACCGTCCACTCCTGCAGCCGCCACACGCCGCCCGGCACCCACTCCGCGCCGTTTTCCAGCGCAAAGCCGTACCGCACCGTGACCGTCTGCCCCTCGGCCAGAAACTGCACCAGCGCGCTCGGGCTCTCGATGTCGAACCGGCCGTTTTCGTTGCGCAGTAAAAAGCGCAGCCGGTCGCCGGGCAGCTCCATCGACACCGGCGACCGGCTCTGGGCGGCGGTGATGCGGAGGATCTCGGCGTTGCCGTACTCGTATCCCAGCCCGAACCGCACCCGCGCAAGGCGCGTCCGGCCATACGGGCGCAGCCGCGCGAACCGCAGACGGACGCCGTCCACCTGCTGCATCGCCAGCTCCACCCGCAGCTGGGCGCCGGGAGAGGCGGCCGTCTGGCTGGCGACGACGGCGCCGTCCCGCAGCGCCTCGATCTCCAGCCGCACCGGCGCCTCCTCGTCCAGCGTGCCGAAATCCAGCGTCAGGCCGGCCAGGTCGTGTTTGCCGCCGAAGGTGATCTCGATCTCCTGCGCCTGTTTGAAAAGGCCGATGCCGTCCGCCTGGGCGTTGCCCACAAACCGCTGGGCCTGCATGGCGCCCCACTCCTTCGGCAGCAGCAGCTGGCGCCTGTCCAGCCGGAAAAAGGCCGGCTCGTAGACGGCATAGCACACCGGCAGGCCGTCGTCCAGCACGCTGCCGCCGGCCCACAGCGGTTCGGGGATCTCCACCTGGGCGTCGGGGGCGGCGGTGGCGTCGAACACGCCGATGCTGATCGCCGCCAGCCCCGCCGCCTGGCGGATGTTCTCGCGGGTCTCCTGCCGCCAGGTCTCGCTTGTGCGGATCATCTCACACCTCCACCAGATTCGCCTGCACGTCCTTCCAGAAGGCCGGGCGCAGGCTGACCGGGTCCACCAGATAGGGCGTACCGCTGCGGTCGCCCACATACATGTCCAGCCAGACGAAGTCGTTCACACGCGGGTCGAACACCCGGAACCGCTGCACGAACCGCCCGCCCTGCCGCCGGTCGAACACAGACAGAAGGCGCTGCATCTCGTCGGGGCGCAGCGCCGAAAAATTCATCTCGATCTTGAGCTTGTCGTCCCCCACCACGCTGCCGATGAAGCTGCCGTTTGCGTTGCGGCCGCCGTCCACCAGCGTGCTGACGGTGATTTTCCCGCTGCCCAGGGCGGGGGCCGGCAGCGCGAGGCCGCCGGCCGTTTCGATCCATGCCATCCTGTTCCTCCTTTACACAAAGGCCGGGTTGAGCCCGATGGGGTACCCCTTGCCCGCCTGGATCCGCTGCTGGCTGCGGTATACCGTCTCGCCGTCCAGCGTGCAGACCACGTTCAGGCTGATGGGCTGCGCGCCGCCCGTCTGGGCCAGCACCTCGGCCAGGGCCTGCTTGATGGTGTCCAGCGGGGCCTCCACGTTGGTACCGCGGCGCTGGTCGCCCAGCACGGCCAGAAACTCCCGGTTGGCCGGCAGCACCGCGCCGGCGGCGAGCCGGGGGATCTGGTAGCCGGACAGCGGCGGGATGTTGATGCCGAAATGGCTGCCGCCGAACCCCGGCACCCACTCCGGGATGGTGACGCTGATCTGGTTCAGCCCGCCGATCACCGCGTTGATGCCGCCGGTGATGGCCGCGATCACCCAGTTGATGAGGTCGATGACGGTGTTCACCGCCCCTTTCACGATGCCCACGATGCCGTCCCACACGCCGCCGAAGATGTCCTTCACGCCGTTCCAGGCCTTCTGCCA